CGACCGCCATGCCCACGATGCCGCTACGGGTTCGGTGATTACAGGAGGGGAGAGAGGGTTGTCTGCGACTGGTAGGTACAACACGTTCACTGACATCTACCGTACAGCAGCGACTCGTCAGGGGATAGACCTACCCAGCACGGCGCAAGCACAAACATGGGGTACTTGGAAGAGGCTTAAGGGGGGCCAGAGGCCCGGTTTCAACTTTGACCAGTACCTCCATGACATTGGCGATTACGACAGGTACTACTCACTATAATGTCTAGCGTAAACCCTCTGCACCACTTTCCACGCTCGGTCTTCCAGAGCCACCAACTGGTCAAACTCCTCCTCCTCGGCCTCGGTGATGTCCCCACCCCCAAGGTAGTGAGCGGCAAACGTATCGTAGATGGCGAGGAAGTCGTCTTCGTTCAGTGTGATCTCCATGGAGTCACTCTACCATGACTGAGGCGTGGGGCATTGTCGTGGCTGCGGTGGTCACTGGTTCCTTCGGGGTGCTAGGCTTGTTCTTACGACGCTTTAGGGATGAGAACCAGAGGGACCATGCTGACGTGGCTAACAGGTTGAAAGGTCTCGTGAAGTCCCTTGCGGATGTTAAGGTGTCTGTGGACAAGAACGGTGAAAGGCTCACCGATCACCTAGACTGGCATGTGAAGGAGAAGAAGCCTTCACGGAGGAAACCAGCAGCAAAGAAGTGACGTGCCCACATGAGGCAGTCATGTCGTGTAACATGAGTGGTAGCAGAAGGAGTAGATGCTGTGTCGAGCGATGTACCTCCAGTAACTCTAGTCGAAGCGCTAGAGACCCCCTTACGAGATCCAATCCATCGTAAGTGTCTGTATTCCCGTGTGCGTTCCGGGTTGGCAGAGGAAGAGCAGAGCGCTTTGGATCGAGCCTTGGAGCGTGTGCAAGGCGACGACAACAACGGCCAACGTAAGGTCTACTCGTCAGCGTGGTTGGCAAATGTGCTGACCACTCAGGGTCATCCTATTTCTTCTGCGACAATCCAACGACACATCCGTGACGTATGTAGTTGCCGATCTGAGGAGACGACGAATGGGTAACGTGAGCGAACTGTCCAGCAAACTGGACAAGGGTCCACCCAAGCAAGCCATTGGTAAACTGGCTGCTCTACTGGATCGCCATGACATAGACTTGGAAGACATTGGGGACATCAAGAAGGTGTCCCTTTATCAGTCTTTAACGAAGGATTCAGATGGTGAAGCGCAGATTCACGACTTGGTTGGTATCCAGATTTCTCCGGCGTGGGAAGAAGGTCCAGAATGGCCGGTCATCCAGCCCGGACCCGCAGTTAAACTTCCCAAGAGCACTACCACCAAGAAGAAAGCGGCGCTAAAATCCTGTGTGGTCCTACCCGACATGCAGATCGGGTACTTCCGTAATAAGGAAGGCACCCTAGAGCCCACTCACGACGAGCAGGCCATCGCCATCGCTTTGACTATCACTAAGGAGATCAATCCTGACATGGTGGTGCTGGTCGGGGACAACCTAGACCTCCCAGAGTTGGGCAAGTACCGGTTATCTCCGGCGTTCCAGCAGACTACTCAGGCTGCTGTGGATCGGGCCACTGAAGTGTGTGCCGCCATAAGGGCTGCTGCCCCAGAGGCAGAAATCAAATGGTTGGCGGGGAACCATGAGGAGCGCTTGACCAACTTCATGTTGGATAATGCCACAGCAGCGTTTGGTATTCGGGTGGGAACCCGCCCAGACAGTTGGCCGGTGTTGAGTATCCCCAGCCTCTGCCGCTTGGACGACTTTAACATTGAGTACCTCGCTGGGTACCCAGCCTCATGCGTTTGGATCAATGAGCACATCAAGGTCATCCACGGCGATCTGATCCGGTCTAATGGTAGTACCGCTCACGCCTATCTGAAGCGTGAGAAGGTATCTGTTTTATACGGACATATACATAGGCGTGAATGGGCTGAGATGACTCGGGAAGACTATGACGGACCTAGGACTGTCATCGCAGCGTCCCCCGGCTGCTTGGCCCGCATTGACGGAGCGGTTCCCTCCACAAAAGGAGGCACTGACCTCGACGGTAGGCCCTTGAAGCACCATGAGAACTGGCAGCAGGGGCTGTCGGTGGTGCAGTACGAGGAGGGCGACGGCAAGTTCAACCTAGAGATGGTGACCATACGGGATGGATGGGCAATGTATAGAGGACGAGAGTATACAAATCTGTAACGGAATCGTGGGCTATAATGGGACCAAGCACCTGATGTGGTGTGGTTCCCTATTCCCTACAAAGGAATGTCTTTCATGTTCAATAAGGACTTACTTGAACGAGTCGCCGCCACCTTTGGTCAGGCTGCTATTGGTGCCGTTGGTACTAACAGCGTCCTCGACCTAGGCGTCGACAACTGGAAAATGGTTCTGAGTGCTGGCGTTGCCGCAGCGCTATCAGTTCTGAAGGGTGCGTTTGCTGCCAAGGTTGGCACCAAAGGCTCCGCTTCCCTCGTTGACTAACTACTATCGCTATACCGACTCACGTTATCGTGTATACTGATAGCAAGTAGTCGATCCCCGGGTGTGATACATGGCTGTTGATTTTTGGTCACCATCTTATCGTGCGTCGGCCAGTGATCTAACCGTTGCTATCTCCCCCCTCGGGTTAGTTGAACTAGCCGACGAGGAGTTTGAGGTCCACGGCCCACGTCTGAACCGTTACTCGGCAGCGTGGGCGTGGTACCTCGGACATCACTGGGCATACCGCAGAGAGTTCGGTGAGTCCCAGTTCTACCTGAACTACGTCCGCACAATGTCGGACTACATCACGAACTTCTGCTTTGGTAATGGCATCCAGTTCCGCACCCCGGAACAGAACAACGCTATCATCCCCCACCTCCTTAATAAGGTGTGGGAGCAGCATAATAATAAGGAGCATGTCCTGTGGGAGATGGGCCAGTTGGCTTCCGTCACCGGAGACTGCTTCGTTAAGGTTGCTTATGAGGAGCCCTACGTGGACCCCATTGGCATTCCAATCCCGGGTAAGATTCGCGTTCTTCCCCTTAACCCAGCGCACTGCTTCCCTGAGTACCACCCCCATGACAGGACTAGGCTTCTTCGGTTCAAATTGAAGTACCGGTTCTGGGGCACGGCTTCAGAGGGCACTCGTCAGGTGTACACCTTCACTGAAATAATCACTGATGACACAGTGGAGCAGTACATCAACGATGAGTTGGTGGACACTTACCCCAATGCCATCGGGCATATCCCAATCGTCCACATCCCCAACACGACTATTTCGTCGTCACCGTGGGGCCAGAGTGACATTTGGGACATCATTCCTCTGAACAGAGAACTGAATGAGAAGATGGCTGAAGTATCAGACATCATTAACTACCACGCTGCTCCAGTGACTATCATCACGGGAGCCAAGGCTAGTCAGTTGGAGCGTGGTCCTAAGAAGGTCTGGGCTGGGCTGCCCAAGGACAGTAACGTCTTTAACCTTGAATCACGGGGTGAGATGGCTGGGGCACTGGAGTACATCCAACACATTAAGCGCACCATGCACGAGATTACTGGTGTGCCTGAAACAGCGCTCGGGCAGACCCAGCCCATTTCCAATACCAGTGGCGTTGCATTGGCTATCCAGTATCAGCCAATGATGAACCGTTACAAGATGAAGAAGGCCCATTTCACCAAGGGACTGGAGCGAGTAAACGAGATCATTATTCGCACAGCCGCAGTGTTTGAACCGAACATGCTGCTCTTCGATGCGTCTCTCTCTGAAATGCCAGAGAAGGACAACGCTATTGAACTGGACCCGGCTGATCCGCTGACCTACTTGACCACATGCCACTGGCCCGAACCGCTGCCCGTGGATGTGCTGATCTCCCTCAATGAGATTCAGGCTAAACTTGCACTAGGACTTGAGTCCAAGCGTGGGGCCCTCAAGATACTCGGGGAAGAGTTCCCGAACGAGAAGATGGGCGAGGTGTTTGAGGAACAAATGGACGATGCTCTGGATGCCGGGACGTTGCAGATGTTCGACGCCCAGATCCAGCAGGCCATATTCGCTGCTACTGGTATGCTCCCCGCCGAAGGTGCGGAGCCAGCCGGTGGTGGGGGCACCAGTGAAACCGGCGAGCCCATAATGCCGGGAACGATGGTTGACGGTGGTGACCCAATGTTGTTAGATAAACTGATACAGAGAGCATACGGGGCAAGGTTTGCCCAGCGCCGTGTGCCCGCAACTGAAGAGCAATAAGTTCAACTACCTAAGACACTATTAGCCAAACCATAGAAGGAATAGTTATGGCCGAGAATACCGAAACTGTAGTAGTCCCTCCTGCTCAGGAGGTAACCGATACATCCGAAGTTGTGGACACAGCGTTTGCTGTTGGCACTGATGAAGCCGCCGCAGCAC